TCTCTTGCAGCTTCATACCTAACTTTCCATAGATAGATAGAATCAGTTTTCTCAAATATTTTTTTATTAAGTTTTGCATAGTTTAAGTTTGAATTGATTATTGAATCATTTAATTTAACAATTGAATCGTTATAGTTCTTGTATAGGTTGTTTATGTTATTTGCTTGGTCAATAGTTATTATTATAACAGAATCAGCACCTATTCTTTTACTTCTTGGGTATTGGCAATAAGCTGAATGAACTTCCAGTATCAATAGTAATAGAATCCAACCTAGCTTTAACCTCACTTAATTCAGTTTTTAAATTGTTAATATTATTTATTGTATTAGTAATTATTTTCTTTTCTTTTTTAGATGCCTCTTTTTGAACTAAAGATGAATTAACATTGTTTTCATTTACTTTATTAAGCAATAATTGAAACTCATTATCTATCTTTTGTTCTTTACTTGGCTCTTGAGCAGTCAAATTACAACCACACAAAAATATGAATAATAAATACCTCATTATTTTGGTATCATTTTAAGGTCAGTTAGCACTTGAAGTTTAGTAGTAGAAACTGCACTCAATGAATCCGATTTTCTTAATGCGTTTTGTACTAAATCTAATCTACCCTCTACCTTTTCTATTCGTACATTTTGTGCCTTTGCTTGGTCTTGGAATGTTGACCTTACATCTACATACAAAGCCGATATTCCACATAGTACAATGAATAATGTAGCCACAATGGGTTGCTTAACAAACTCTTTATATGATACAGGTAATTTCATTAGAATTTTTTGTAATATCCGATTGAATATTGATTAGTAGTAGCAGATATTGTAAATAAGCCCTTTTTAGGCATTTTAAATCCTAAGCCAACTCCTATCCCCACTTTATTGTCAAATGCCCTTAAATCGGCTAATATACCCAAATAAACCTCATTTTTGGATGGTATTGTCCTGATAGTTTCCACTTTTATCGTTTTTTGACTTATATCTGCGTAAAAACCACGATTTTTTATCTTGTTTTGGCTGATTGTGTCGTTTATAATAAAAGTACTTGAATCTATCTTTATAGTGTCCGAGTAGGCTCGTACGTACGCATAATCTTGAACTATACGTACAGTATCGTGTACAATGGTCGTATCAATACCTAAAACGACAAAAGGGATAGAATCCCCTTTAATATATTTCTTTGTTATGTCGTGCTTATATATAGTATCAATATGCGTTACTATTATAGGCTCATTTCCGTTATACCTTCCGTTGAAGATGAAGATAAGTGCTACTGCAATCACTAAAGTAATTACAATGTCTCTCATTATCTGTCTTGTTTATTTTGTAAATCAATAGACAAGGCATTTAATGTAGCTTGAATCTGGTCAAGTTTCTTAGCAATGATGTCATCTTGTTTCTCAACCATACTTACCCTTACTTCTAGTTCTTTTAGTTTAAGGGAAACCTTAACATAAATACTTACTAATCCAATAAGGATAAATATGGCTTGTCCTGCTATGAAAATGACTATTGACTGCATTAGTCCACTTTTGCTTCCTCTATTGGAGGATTTTGTTCTTGTGCAATTTTGCCTAGAAATTGTAAAATAGGGTTAGCAAATTTTGCTGGGATTTCCAATAAATAAGCCTCTAATTCCTTAATTTGGTCGTTGTTGATTGTTATCATAATATTGATTTTTTACAAATATAAGATTATTCTATTATAATTTAACATTAAGGATTTGTAGCTACAAATATCCTACAACCCTGCTTTGTTTAATCTTTCATTTAGCTTTTGCATTTCTGCTACTAATAAAACAGTAATTCTTGCATAGTCAACACCATCTGCTTGCAATTCAGCACCTTCTTTTAATTCTTGTTCTTTTGTTTCTTCATTAATAATATAATCTTCTCTTTTATATCCCCATTGAACTAATCTTGGTTCTATTTCAGCTATTTCCTCAGCAATTAATCCATACCAAGACCAATCATCTCTATCGTGGTTTGATATTGAACGATACCATATTGGTCGCATTTTATAAATTGATTCTGATATATTAGAATCTAAAGTTTCAACATCTTTTTTATATCTTAATGAAGATGGTACTGCTACTATTGCACCTGCAGAAGTTATTGATAATGACCTTGCACCTGCAGAAGTATCATCATAACATCCTACTGCTTGAATACTTGAATATGTTGTTCTTGTTAAAGTAAGATTACCACTTGTTGCAAGTGACATTAAGCCCGCACCACCTGTGGTAAAAACAAGTGGAATTGCAGATTGAGAACCTATATACCAAGCACTACTTGTAGCTGTAATTCTACCTTCTATACCTCCTGTTGATACTGTTAAAATTCTAACTCCAGTTGATGCAGACATTGTAACATCTCCAGAGAATGTAGCTGCTCCCGAACCAAATAAATCTATTGCAGTTGCACCCGAAGCATTTGCTATTCTTATTGCAGGTTTACTATTATCATTTGTTTGAATGTATAAGCCATATCCTGTTGTACTTGTATTTAAGAACCTTGCTATGAAATCACCTGCAACTGTTTTATTTACATCTAATAAATAATTTGCAGAAACACCACCAATACCTACATTACCATTGTAATTCCAAGTCATTATTGTAGAAGCAGCACCACCATCAGCAATTTGCAAATAAGCCTTGTTGCCATCTGAATTATATCCAAAGTTTGTATAGTAACTTGTAGCACTTGAACCATAGCTAAATCTTATTTTAGAAGTGTAAGCATTATCTGCCATTACACTTAATTGTTCACTTGGGCTACCAGTTCCAATTCCTATTTTATTACCTCCAGTAATATACATAGCTGGACTTCCATTTACCCCACCTGAAGTTGAAGTATAAAAAGCTAAATCAGTTCCATAAGTTCCACCAAAACCTTTAGCAACCATTTGCACTAGAGTACCACTACCCATAGTTATTTCTAATTGCCTTTTAAATCCTTCTAGGTTATCACTTCTAAATCTTGTTGTATTACTTGCTACATCTAATCCAACAGTAGCAGTATTAGTAGGGTTAATGTAAAGTTGACCTGTTAAAGTACCTCCTGTTAAAGGAAGGTAAGCAGATAGGTTAGATGTTAAAGCCAAAGTACCTGATGCGTTTGGCATTGTATAAGTCCTAATAGTTGTTTCATCTAAACCACTAACATCAAATGCAAAATTTTTAGTTGCAGCAGATGCTTGATAAAATGTAAACCCTATTATATTATAATTTTGAACATAAATATTAGTATGATTAGTTGTTGAAACTGCACCTAATGATGTTTGTAGAAATCCTAAAGTAGGGGCAATACCACCACCACCCTCAGCAAAAATAAATCTTGCACTTAAATCATTTAATCCTAAATTTAATTGTGCAGTTGCTCCTGTATAAGGAACGTAAGAACTTAAATCACTTGTTAAAGCTAAAGTACCACTTGCATCTGGAAGTGTGTAAGTTCTTTCGGCAGTCAATACAGAATTACTTAAATATGCAATAGAACCAGCACCAAAAGAAATACCTAATCTATTTGTTTTACCAAATAATTCAGTATATCCTGTTCCTAGTAAACCGCCAATTACATTATTTTGTTTTATACTTATTACTCCACCATAAGTTGAATTATCTCCAATAGCTTTTACTGCATTAGATGTAAGTCCAAACAATCCCAAATCTACATTTGCAGTTGCTCCTGTGTAAGGAACGTAACTAGATAAATTAGAAGTAAGTGCTAAAGTACCTGAAGCATCTGGTAGATTGTATGTTCTTGTTGCAGTTAATAAAGAGTTATCTAATATAGCAGCCTCTAAACCTGTATCACCAAAATAAATATTTAATTTACCAGCAGATTCAGAACCAATATAAGCATAACCAGTAGTGGCAACTACTTGACCATTTTGTTTTAAAGCTATTGTACCACCTAAAGTATTATTGCCATTAGCAGCAAAAGTATTAGCTTCTAAACTATATACTCCTAAATTTACATTTGCAGTTGCACCTGTATAAGGAACTTTGCCATTAAATGTACTCCAATCCGTTGAACTCAATTTACCAGTATTTGCAGCCGAAGCCACAGGCAAGTTAAAAGTATGAGTAGCTACGCTTGAAGATATTGCAAAATCAGTTCCACTTGTGCCTGTCTGAAAGAATTGTACTTGTCTTGTTAAACTATTTAATGTAGTCAATCCCTTAGAGAAAGTTGTAACCACTTGGCACAAATGATTGTTCTCAGTATGTAAAGTAACAGTTCTACCATCTACGTTTACATATATTCTAATTGCTATTCTATCCGTTATTGTTAAAACCGAAGTAGCAACAGGAATAGCAAAGTAATAAGGGCTTAATGTAGTTCCATTAGTTAAATACTCTGGTACACTTTGACTACTACCTAATAAGGTAAAAGTAGTTCCGTCATACTTATATACTTCTGCATAAACATAAGGATTGTGAGCATTAGAGTTTACACTAAAATAAAACTCACAATTAAAGTTTCCAGCAGGTACTTCTAATAAAGCAGGGTCATTAGCATCAGTTAAATAACTTGCTATGTAACCATTAGCCGAAATAGTAACATCAGTTCCAGCACCACTAATAGGAACTTTACTTAATTGTTTATAAGCAACCCCACCTATTGTACCTTGACTTACACTTGTATTAAGATAATAAGAAACTGAACTACCTCCACCTGTTGATGTAGGGAAATCAGCTAAAGTACCATCTCCTCTAACATATTGAGAAGCATCACCATCTAAGGCACTTATTACACCACTATTAGCCACTACTGGACCTTGTATGCTCCTAATTTTTGCTGCTCCTGATATTTGTAATTGATTGCTCATATTAATTATTGAAATATTCCTCTAATAAATTCATCTGCTTCTAATGCCCTTCCAAAAGTAACCACACCACTTGCACTTGTAAACTTAATCTGGTCGTTTGTAGGAGTTCCTGTTGTAAGTATCTCTCTTACCTCTACACCACCTCTTGTAAAGCCTAGACAAGTCTTTCCTATCATATCTGCAAAAGTAATAGTAGTCTCTCCACCAGCTGCCGTTGCAGATTTCATATACACTTGACTACTTGCCGTTATTATCACACCATTTTGATTTATTGAAACTCCTGAAGTTGTATAAGGACCAGAACCTTGTAAACCTACTGAATAAGTACCTATGTCCTTGTAAGGAGCATTGATTTGTAAACTCGTAAGATTACAATTTCCACCTATAATTACTAAGCCATCTACTCCATTGTCAATAGCAAATTTAATGGCTATTTGTGTTCTATTTTGTTGCGTTTGTAATAGGTATAAATATCCGTAATTCTCTAATGTTATTAATCCATCGCAATTTACACTCCAATTAGCTATGTCGTTCTTAAATTCTCTATACCAAGCACTCGTTTGAGATGTTACTTCTTTTTGGTCCACACTAACTGAAAAAGAACAATTCGTAGAACAAGCAAAAGGAATGTCAGTAGGTATTGTAGTTGTTACCTTAGACACATTAGTTCCTTGAGTGTAAAAGAAAATATCTTGTGCTCCTACATTTAAAGGATAGACAGTTACTACTATTCTATCTGTTGCATCAAGTGATGTAGCTGGGAAAGTTAAAGAGGTAGAATATAATGTCTTACTAAGTGAAGTTAATACAGTAGTAGAACTTGTTGCTATCGTTGTAAATGTAGTTCCGTTGTATTTAGAAACCACAAAGTAAAAAGCTGGTGAATATGTTAAACTAAAAGTAACTGAAACATAAGAACTAAAAGTCCAAGTTCCAGCAGGGATAGAAGTCATATTAGGTTTATTAACATCTGTAATAAATCTAGCTATAACATTGTCTCCTGTTGCAGTAAAGTTTACACTAGCACCTACATTTTCAGTAGAACTAAATTGATAGTAAGAATTACCACCTATTGTGCCTTTTGAAACACCACCATTAAAATAGAATTGTCCATTGGGATTTTGCCAATAGAGAATCATATTATTACCTTGTACTTTATCTGCCATATTGCAAAGTTAAACTATATTAATATTAAATTGTCCTATCCAGAATGGACCTAGTTGACCTATATCTGTTATGTAATTTGGAATGATAAATGCATTTATCTCAGCTACACTTACCTCAATTAACTGAACTGAGTTTAATTCGTTTACATAAGAATTTTGGCTTACCCTATTCATTATGAACTTTTTGCCAGTATAAGACAAATTACCTGTAACTGTGTCCGTTGTAGTAAATACCTTATCTAAATATACAAATGCTCCACTACTTATATGCTCTCCTAAATCACATTCCACAGTTGCCACATTCTTATTTAGGTTTCTTATGTTTTGATAAGTCATAAATACAACTAAATCTACTGCTCCTAAAGGAGTGCCACTAGGACAAGATGAATACCAATTCTTTAAGAATGTACCATCTGAAGCACATAAAACCCCTTTATTTGATGAATAGCCAAGAGCAGGAGAAGTTACAGATGGGTAATTATTCCCATAAGGTTGCTCAAATACTTTTAAAGTAGATTGGTCTGCATTATTAGGATTATAATTAGCTTCTATATATTTAACTTGACTTGTTGCTCTTGTAATTATAAAGTTCTTATAATACCCACTTTCCCCACTTGCATTTACTATTATACTAAATTGTAATCTTCCATATATAGGTACACCAAATTCTAAGTAAGGTGGAATATCTTTACTAAATGTTCCAAACTCAATACTACTATCAGGTATTGCTATATTTTGTACTGTGGATGCCCATATACCATTTGTATCTAAATATTTTGTACCACCTACTGTAATCATTTTTATTTGCAGTTTAGCACTTGCAAATGTTCTATGTTCAAAACTTAAATTAAAAGGCACTTCACCTATATATGGTAAGTAAAAATCAGGCAATGCAGTATTACCAGTAGATATTGAAGCATCCCCACTAGAACCTCTAGTTATAAAGTATTGATTAAATTGTGAATTAGCATCAGCAATTATTTGAACTGTACCTGTGCCACTAAAAGAAGGTATAAATCCTACGGCAGTAAATCCACTATATAACTTTAAATCTGCGTTGTCGCAATAGTTTAAAGCTGATTCATAAGCACCTCTCCCTTGTATATTATAAAACCCTTTTTTTAATAGTTTTACTTGACTATTATTTATAAAATGCACATTACCATCTGCATAAGGAACTATGTTAACTGTATTACTTAAAACACCACTACTTGTTATTGTAGGAGTAGCTAGAATATTATATTTAGTAAAATAATTAGTAGTAGCTGCCATCTCATTCATTGAGAATATACACCAGTCTCCATTAGCTTGAAACATTCTACAATTAAATGAGGTCATTATTTTGCCAATAATATCATAGTATGACTCACCCATAAAATCCCTTCTATACTGATAGATTTGGCTAAATGGCTCGTTACTTACTGCATCTTGTCTATCATTCATTCCATCTGCAAAGTATGAACAAGCCACAACTAAATTAAGTACATCTGGATAGCCTAATAACTTTAATCCATTACTAATTACATTTAATTGAGTGTCTAATTGATTAATACTATCATCTCTTACATATTCAATATTTTGAATAAAAGAAATAGCATCAATACAAGTAAAGTCTGCTTGAGTAATGCCTGTTGAAAAACCCATTTGAGTATAATCATTAAACAAAAAACCTCTCCACATTACATTTGTACTTTCTTTTAATACTACATAATACTTCCTATCATCTTGAGTAAGTACATTAGGGAATTGGTCGTAATCATCTTGCGTTTCTAATAATATAGAAAAGTTAACCTGAGTAGATATTATTGTAGGGTAAGGATATTCCTCGTTTGAGTTAGGTTGTACTATTATTGATACTGGCTTATAGGTTTTAACTACTCCAGCAACATAATCTCTCTCATAAATCTCAAGTACTTGGTTATTACCATTCCTTAAAATTTGAGTTATTGTATATCTTAATCCGTAAGGCATTATGCTAAACTGATTGATTGTCCTTTAATGTTTGATGCCTTTTGACTTCTATTTACTGCAAGTAATAAATCTTGACCTCTTAATACAAATTGTCCACCATTACTTGTTGTATTACCACTCATTGCTCCTGCGTTAAAAGAAGTATTTAAAAAGTTACTTAACTTACTTAATGGCATAACTGCCTCACTTTCTGAACCTTCTCCTATCAATGCAAGAGTTGGTTTAGTTACTACTCCACCAGTAGCCAATCCAGCAAACAATAAATCTGCTGCTCCTGCTCCACCTTCTATTGCTCCACCAGCACCTCCTGAGATAGCGTTCATAATTGCTTTAAATAACAATGCTTGAATAACTGATGCTGCAATTTGTTTAGCTAAGTTTTTAAACATATCCTCAAGTGCCATACCTATATTTGCACCTCTTTCCATAGCATCAAATAACCCCATAAATGCATTAGTAACATTATTTGAAATTGTACCAGCAAATTGTTCGTAATCTTGTTGCTGCTTTTTTAATAATTTACTATTCTCTTTTTGTCTTTCTTTGTCTGCCTCAGCAATAATACGATTAGCTTCTAAATCAAGCATTACCCTTTCTCTTGCAGTTCTTGCTGGGTCTAATGCTTTTTCACCTCCTCCTGTGTATTTATCAGTTGTACGATAAGAAGTACTTGTAGGTAAAATTGATGAATCTAATTCACCCATACCTATTCTTGGTTTGCCACTATAATACTTTTCATAAATGGCATTTTCTTGTTGCAATAATTTTTGTATTGCTGCATCTGCTGCTGGACCAGATATTCCTGCTATTGTATTAATAGCTTTTTCTATTGCATTTAATTGATTTAAAGCAAAAGATTTTTCTCCTGAAGTTTCAAATAATTTATTTCTTTTTAATTTATTTTCCCCTTCTAAAAGGTCTTTATTTAATTCTTGTAACGCCTTATCAAGTTCACTAACCTTATTTTGCTTATTATCAACTTTTTCATATTTTGATAATTCTGCATTTAGTGATATTACACCAGATTTAAATTTAGAAATATCTGCATCTACTTTCTCAAAATCTTTAGAATATTTTCTATATATAGGTGCTTCTTGTTCAGCTATTGTTACAACCCTTCCTGCTTTACCTTCTATTTTTTCACCTGTAATTAAATTTAATTCTGCACTTCTTTTTGCTTCTAGTTTTCTTCTTTGTAATAATGCTTCCTCTAGTTTTGTATTATTATTTTTTTCCTTTTCAGTTACTTGAAATTGTATAGATGCATTATTTAATGCAGCAATCATTGCTCTATTGTCGGATTCAATAGTTAATTTCTTAATAGCTTCACTATCTGAATATAATTTCTTTAATTCTGCTAATGCAGTTTCTCTTTGTTTTAAATCAGCATTAGAACCTATTATTCCTATTAATGCTTCACCTTTTATTTGTCTAGCTTCAGCTTTAGCTGCTATCTTGTATAATTCCTCGTTAAGTTCATTAATCTTTTTAATAAAATCTTCTAATTCTGCTGTTGCACCTTTAAAGAATTGTCCTATTTCTCTACTATATGTAGAAAGTAATGCAGATAGTAAACCAATAGCAACACCAATACCTGCTGGACCTGTAAGCCCAGTAACCATTGCTTGTAGTGCTTTTTTAGTGCCTCCTTCAGTAGCTGCTAATCTTTGGAATGACTCAACCATAGGGTTTAAGTTATTCGCAATACCCATCATACCATAAGGAGCATCCTGAGCAATTCTTGAGAAGTTAATAAGGGATTGAGAAGCATCACCAACTGGTTTACCTACTTTTTGTAATGCACTTCCGTAAGCTGATATTTGAGTATTTAAAGCCTTAATTTCAGTATTGAGCATATTAATCTCAATAGTATTGGTAGACTTTTTTAATTGTGCCTGAAATTGTCTAAGTTGGTTTTCAGCTTTTTGCAGTTCAGATTGTATCTCTGCAACATCCATTCCAACTTTTACATTAAAACCAATATTCTCTGCCATCTTATTTTAATTTACTCCGTACAATTTTAATGTCCTTGCTAATTGGTCATCTGTTAACATTATCTTTTCTTCATCTACTTCTAAATCATCAATCGCTGGTATATGCCAAAATGCTTTTAATGACTTAGGAGATTTTTCTGCACTATTACTTAGGTATATAATATAGGCAAGGTTTCTAGTCCTTGCCCATTGATTTAATTCTTTCCTTTCATTACCTAATACGATAATTGAAAAGTCCTTCCAAGTAATATCCCAAAACTCATTGGGTTTTACCCCACATTCAGCAGCCTTGACTAAGACATCATCCCAACTTAGCTTTACTAGGCTTTTTTTTTTCTTCTTTTACTTCATTAGATACATTTAAAATTGTTTTATCAACTATAAATTTAATGAAGTTAACTAGCTGACCTTCTGTTTTAAATACTCCTCCAATTTCATCTATCCAATCACATACATCATTTTCTGTGTATTCTATTGGTATATTGCTTTTAATACAAGCAGCTTCGTAGCCACAATGTACTAAAGAAACCAAAGTATTTATATCCGTTCCAGCCTTTGACATAAGTTCAAAATAACCACTAATATCTGTATTGTTTTTAGTGGTAAATAAACGCATCGCCAAAGTACCCCAGTTAAGGAGTATAGTTTTGTTGTTCAGTCTTAATTCAAACATAGGTTATTTTTTATGCAGTTTCAGTTTGTGTTAATGGTGGTAAAGTAACTACGAAAGTCGCAGAGAATTTAACATCATCTTTATCAGCAGCGTTTACATCAAAGTTTGAAATAAATACTTGACCTGAATACACAATATCACCTGCTGTTGGAGTTGCTTTACCCATCTTCATATTGAAAGCAGTTTTTGCAGCGTGAGCAGCATACAATTGTTGGTAAGAATCCTTACTAGGACTTCCTGTTTCATCAATTGCAAAACCATCACCTTTAAATGATTGTGTAAATGAAGGACCAGCTTGATATTCATCTCCACATTTTGAAGTTGCATCAATGGTGTTTACTACTGATGTCATTGAGTTAGTTGTAAGACATGCAACAGGTTTAAATGTTCCGTTGCCGTCTATGTCAGCTAATAGGATATAATCCCTTGCTGATACTTTTGTTTCTGCCATTTTATTTAATTTTGAGTTATTATTATATTATATGTTATAATCGTTCTAAAGACATTATCAATAGGGTTTAAGCCATCTAAATTTCTAACACTTTGAACACTTAAAGCAGAGGAAGTAAATCCATTGCTTAAAGTAATAGTTGTATCCGAATTTATGTCAGCCAACACTAAATTGCTTATTTCTTCAGCTCGTTTATAGCCAAAGTTAGCATTTTTTGTAACAATGTCAACTATGATTGTAATACCATTTGTGTAACCTGCTTTGCCTTGTTCTTGGCTTGAACTTCTGCCATCTAAAATAATGTATTCATTGCCTACTCCATCTGGAGCAAAACCATCGTAAACACCTAAGCTAGTAGCACTAACTAATTCGGTATAAAACCACTTCTTTATTTCTATGTTAGGATTGAGCATTTACTATGTTTTTAATTCTATCTTTTAATAATGAAACCTCAGTCTCATAAGCAGGTATTAAATAAGGTTGAGGTCTTAAACCTTTCCTTAGAATACTCAATGCTATTGCATAAGCTGCTGAATCATTTTCTTTACTTTGTACCTTTCTACTACCAGTTCTTCTTTGTGTTTTAATACTATAAGTTCCTGTAATACCTTTTCTCTTTACCCACAATACCAATGCTTTTAGCATATCTTGAAATGTGCCACCAGTCTTACCTCTAAAGGTATTAGCAAACTCATTATATCCTTGAGTATTAACCTTACCTCCTGTGCCAAACTCTACATAAGGTGCATAGGATAAATCCGAACCAACTATGTAAACCTTCTTATCTATTCCCCCTTCTTCTTTTAAATGTATTGAACCTCTTAATGTTCCAAAGTTAGCAGGAGCATTCTTTTTAGCTTCTGATTGAATCTTTAAAGCAGATGCATTTGTTTCATCAATAATTTGATTTTTAACTTTTTGAGTTAGGCTTTCTAACTTAATTATTGCCTCATCAAACTCAGTAACATTAAAAAATATCCCTGCCATTATGCGTACATTATTATTTCGTAAAATCTAAACTGATTCTCTACATCCTTTATTGAATGAATCGTGTACATCTCTCCTTCAGCCTCTATTTGGTAGTTATTATTGATTGTTACATCGTACCTGATATATAACTTAGCCATACGAGTAAAACTTAACTCTGCTTCTAGTAAGGCTCTGTTTTCATCCATAGGTCTAAAATCGCCAAATACAACTCCTTGTAAGGCAAAGGTTGTAGTATATCCACCTTGCCCATCAGCAGTCCTTGTAGGCACATATAAGCCTATTTCAGAGTACATTGTATTGGCATCCACATAGTTTGCTTTCTTGCTTCCTAGTCTCATAATATTGGGCTTATTCTTGTCCAGCGTTGACAGGCTTTCCAAGACTTTTCACAAATACCTGTATTTGAATCTAATCCTCTATTCTCGTAATCGTAGCTTACTTGGTCTAAAATAGCAATCTTTAAGTCATTAGGGACAGTTGCATATCCAACCACATAAGTAGCCTTTAAATTCCTAAGAGGAGGTCTTTGTAATTGTGGGAACTTACCCCCTACTAAAGTATAATCAGCAGCTACTATTGTATCGTTATTTTCATCTATTAATGAAGTAAAACTATTCACTGGTCCATAAGGAAGGTTAAAACCACCATTAAAATTAGTAAACCAAACAACGGCAGTCTTAGGTATCAAACTCAAGCCTGTACCTACTTCAATGGCTTCTCTTGCTTGTTTAATCATTAAAGAGATTTGGTTATCATCAACGGAAGTAGTTACTCTGCAATACAATTTAGCCTCTGCTAATGTTACAGGTTCAACCACAGTACCTATATCGGTTAAAGTAAAATCTATAATAAAATTAGAATATGCCATATATCTTTTTTACAAATTTACATTATTTATAATAAAAAACCCCCTACTTATTAGTAAGGGGTCTTTATATCTATGTAAGATTAGAACTATACATTTCCTAAATCAGCATAAATAGCTGAAGTTGGTTGCATTAAGTTAATATCTTCATAACACTCAATACGAGCAGTAACCATATTTTGTTGGAAGTTACTAGCATTCTCATAAGAGAATTCAATAGCCATTCCTTCAACCTCAACTCTTTCGCAGAAGTTGTTATCTAAAATAAGTACTTTATCATCAGCTACCCAAGATGCAGCAATTACTGGAGTTCCCCAGATTGTCATACCACCATTAGGATTAACGATAACACTACCAGAACCAGCATAATAACCAGCAGTAATAGTCTCTTTCAATAAACGACCTAATTGAGTTGGAGATACCAAAGCAACTGAAGATACGAAATTCGCACTCTTTTGGTTACCGATATAATCAACTAATTGCTTTAAATCAACAGTTTCAGCAGTTGTAGTAGAACCAGTTGCAGCATTAGATACAGTTGTGTAGAAAGCAGAGTTCTCAGCTTTGTAGAAATCTCTAGTTAACATTCTAGGTAAAGTTGTGCTTAAGAAAGGCAAACTTCTAGCCATTTGCTTAGAGAAAGTAGAGAAACCAGCGATGTAGTCATTAACTACTTTCACTTCGCTTAATGCGTAGTTATTCTCACCTTTGTTTGAACCTTCAGTTTGAGCAGCAATGTTATTAGTTGTTGCAGTTTCTTTGTAGAATACATACAAACCACTTTCAGAACGAACAGTAGGGATTAAATCTCTAAAGTTTACTGCTTGACTTGGCAATACAGATGCATTAAGAGCATAAGATGCTTGAGCATCTCCTGTTAAACTTGCAGATAAAGTCATTGACTTTACATCTCTTAAATCTAAACGGAATTTTCCGTTAGACTTCATTTGTTTTTCCATCTCATCCATTTTACCATCTAACTTCTCAATGATAACCTCATCAAGATGTTTTACTTCACGCTTTGCAGCTTTTTTTGTTGCAGCAGCTTGAGCATCAAATTGTTTTTGTGCTTCATCTCTTACAACTTTAATCTCAGCTTTAGTTTCTTCTAACTTAGCTTCAATGTTAGCTTGAAAACCTTTAAGGTTCTCAGCCATTTCGTTAATTACGTTTTCCATTTTACTTTTTTAATATTTTATTAAATTCTTTAATTGCCTTCAGGACTTGTTCATCATTGTTTTTAATTTCCTCAATTATCGGCTCAGATGATTGCTCGGTCTGAGTGATTTCTTTAATGATTTCAATTTCTAATAATTCTGATTGAATCCTTTTTATTTCAATCTCCATCAACGCAAAGGTCTCATCTGTGAAACGACCACCTTTAAACGCTTTCAAGAGTTTCTCTAGCCTATTTGCTAATTGCTCTTTCTTAACTTCACTCTTTACTGAAATAGTTGGTGTCTCTGGATTTGCTGCCCATAATACTGCACTACCTTCGTAAAGTTTAAGTTCACTTATTGTTCTTATTCCGTTTTTATCTACGCTTGAATTAATTGTACTAAATCCAATTGAGTGCTGATTAATAAGACCTGCATCGTACATCTTAATCATATCTTCGCCTGTTTCAGTTTCTACTATTGGAGTGATTGCGATAAGCATATCTCCCTCAATGTATAATTGCTCAGGCTTACCTATTACGGCTTCCATTTCAGCACAATGGTCAACTAAAGACCATATTAAGTTTTTACCTGCTGGACCTCTTTCTTTTAGAGTCTTAGTGAAGGCTTCAGGAACTATAATGTCATTATCTAAATCAATGTTTCCTGTTCTTGCCCAAACTGCTTTTACTCTACGAGTTTCGGTATCAACATCCATTACCTCGTAACCGATATCTTGTTTTTCAACAATAGTATCTTTTGATGCGTATGTTTTCATATTGACAAAGTTATTATTTTTTTTGTTATTGTATTAATGATGCTATAAGTTTTCCTATTGCTTGACCCATTACATTTTGTAAGGCATTCCAAATAACTCCGATTCTACCCATTGGAGGATTGTCTGCAAGAGTTAAAAGTTTACCATTTGCACCTCTTACTGCTTCATATCCTAAAGTACATCTGCAATTACAAACATTGGCAGCACTTGCTTTGGAATCGCAAGGATGGTCCATTAATTCATAACCTAAGCCTACTTGATTGTTTGGCACTTGAAATTGCTTTTCCATTGGTAGTTTAGTTCCATCCATAATTAAATGGTCGGTATGGTCTCTTGGCTCTCTCCTTGTTCTGTTGTCTCTAGCTGCAATCCACTCTTTGATAGTTACTAATCCTGTACTCGTTGCACCTACCATTGAACCAATATTGGCTGCTCTGCCTGTTTCCGTTCTAGCAATAAGTTCTGCTCTATAATCTGTAATACCTGAAGTTCTAAGCAAGGCAATTGTTTGAGGCAATGTAAGATTTTGCTCGGCTGACTGAATTAAGAATCTTCTTATTTGTTCTTTGGTTGTCTCGGTAATATCTGCTGCTAATTGGTCTAAACCATCATTTTGTAGGACTTGGATAATAGCATACTGAAAAGCATCTGTTTTAGCAGACTTAAACTCCATAGGCACATAAACCCCCTTTACAGACTTTTTAACGGCACTTTCGCTTATAAGAGCCATTTTAGTACCCATAGCTAAATGCAGCTTATAAATGGTCTTTTTAAGGGCTTTATCGCTAATTTTGTTGTAGTCTAGGGTACGGCAATAGGTATTCACCTGATTTTGCAGTTCTTTCTTGAACTTAGGCGAATATTGTTTTAAGGCATTAGCATAGAGTTTCCTGTAATCTTGCCAAATCATTTTATGGGTTTAGGTTATCAGGAATATTCAAGGGTTGAAATTGGTCAGTAGGTTGCAAAGATGAAGGAATATAAAGTTTCTCCATTTCCTCTTGTGGAATATAATCAGGAGTTTTAATACCCATAATCTCATTCTTTTGTGCTGGAGCAATCCACCAAGCAGTATTTAACCAAGCAACTTGCTCTGTTTTATTAGCCTCTAATTCTTGATAGAC